ACAAATGTGGTGTTACCCAGTCGTAAAGTTCTGAGTCGAGGTGAAAATGATTATCTTGCTGATCATATTGGCGGATATGTAGATCGTTGGAAAGACGATTCTGATTTACGACAATCTATTGCTAATAAGAGTAAAGATTTTTACTTAGAAAACTTTGCTGATGATAATGACATGTTACCTCCGGATCCCAATGAGGAGGATATTCCGTTATCTGCGTTTTATTGGATAATTTTGCAGAATTTTGATAATCAAGCAGTATCTAGCGAAATTTTTGCTGATGATGTTGCTCGTGAACTTCTCAAAGAGGGGGGATGGTTTGATGACGCTTAGAAAACTTTTCTGGAAACAGAAAGAAGATGAATCCTCGGATAAGAAGGACGAGCAAGAAGAGGAAGAAAAGGACGAGAAGAAAAATCCTGAGATTTGGTGGATTTATGATGGAAGAGGTGTCTGTCTAGGTAATATTGCCTTAGATGCTACTGGCTCCTATAGTGCTCAAATCTCGAAAGATGACAATAATCCATTTTTTGATGAACTAATTCATATGACTGGTCCTTTAGGCCACGGTGGTGATGAGTTCAAACATAGTGTAGTCATCACTGATGTTGATTTGGATGAGGTTACAGAAGCATATAATAATGCTGGCTTTGCGGTGGTCGGGGCTAGTGACCAAGATCACGAAGAACTTCTTCGAGAGTTAGATAAACTTCAAACCGTTAAAGGTGGGGAGAGTAAAAAATATAAATGATCTCTAACTTACTAGACAAAATTAGACCACAAGCACTTACTGCTGTGATAATTTTAGGTCTTATAGCTGGCTATGGAATGTTTATGGGCCAAAGTGAAATCGCTGCAGGTGCAACTGGTGGCGTTGTTGCTTTGGTCAAAGATATTATTCAAACTGAGAAATAATGACAGAACTGTCTAACGTAGATAAACTTTTATTGCGACTGGACTATACGCTTGCAAAGCAAGCTGTAGCTGAATATCGTCAGGCTCAAACTGAAAGGTCTGACCCGGCCTCTGACCCCCGTGCAGAGCAATTTGAGCAAGAGGGAAAACCTCGTTCAGAGGAAGCAAAAGAAGATCCTACTGGAAAGGTGCGTACTAAGATTTATGAATTAGTACACCGAGGCGGTAGGACTTTTGAACGTGCTAGAACTGCATGGGTTAATCCAAAGGTTGCTGAACAGTTAGAACAACGAAAACGTGCGTCTGACTGGATTCGAATGTTGGGGAATTATCTGCCTATTTATTTTGTAGGTGGTTTTGTTAGAGATAAATTCTTTAAGAAAGTCTCTAAAGATATAGATTTAGTTGCCCTTATTTCATTAGAGGAAGCAAAGGAAGTCTTGAAGCAGATAAATATTGAGTTCACAGAGAGAAGTAATTCTCATTCGAGATTACAGTTTAAGGTTGGCGGGATGAAAGTTGATTTAATATCAACTACACCGGATGAACTTCTTAATAATCTACGAACTAGAGATTTTACGATTAATGCTGTTGCTCAATCTGTTACAGGTCAATTTTATGATCCAACTAGAGGCATGGAAGATATCAAATTAAAGTGGCTACGAGCCCCTAACAATGATAGTGTTAAATCTTTTAAAGAAGATCCGACTAGAATCTTGCGTGGTGCTAGATTTCTAGCCGATTTTCCTATTAAAGCCCATCCATCTGTTTTGAAGGGTTTAAAGGCTAACTCTGAGGCATTATCAGGGGTTAAGAAGCATCGTATTGGGTTTGAACTGGTTAAGATAATGCAGACTGAAAAGTCTTGGATTGGGTTACAATTTTTAGCGGATAACGATCAGCTTAAATTTATCTCAAAAGATTTAGTTGCGATGGAAGAAACCAAGCAACGGGGCAAGAATCACAAACAGACTAATGTTTGGAAACATACGATTACAGCTCTTAAAAATGCAGCTAGTACTGATGCGATTGTAAATCTAGCTATTTTATTCCATGATATTGGAAAAAATAAGACTGGAACTGATAATAATACTCATTTCCCCGGTCACGATAAAACGGGCGCCCAAATGACAATGAGTATTCTAACCGAATTAGGTGTACCTAAAGATACTGTTAACCGTGTGTCTAATATAGTTGAAAATCATCTCTTTATGAGTAAGGTTGGTCCGAAGGGAGACGAGGCTGATTACAAGAAATTAGCCGTAATTCTGAAAGGTGATATAGAACGATTCTTCAAGGTTTCAGAGGCGGATGCTAAGGATCACAAAGAATACAATCCTAAATGGCTTGAAGTTGCAAAGAAACGAATGAATAAGATTAAATCTTCTAAGCCTGAAACGGCTGGTGAAGAGGGCACAGATGAATTGAAGAAATCACAGCAGTATTTAGTAGATGAATCTATTGAAATACTTCTTTCACATGAGTCTGGGTTAGTCTATGTTGATGAGATGTTAGATGTGGTGGGTATAAATGGCTAAAACCGGGCGACCTAAGTTGCTACAGAAAGATGGTCACCATCGGCATGATGGCTATGATCGTTGGCATTCTCTCGATCAGGCCCATCATCCTGATTTACATGACTATTTATACAAATCAGAAGAAGAATTTGAACCTGTTCTCGCTGGAATGGAACCGGGTCCGGCTTTAGATATTTATAATTTAATCCTTGATTTAGAGAAGATGGAGTATGGTAACTCTCTTCTCTTTGAACTTCAAAATTCAATACACGCTATTCTTGCCGCTAAAAAGATGCAAGAAACTAAACGTCCTACACAAGAAATTAAGAATGAGCAGTCAGCGATTGGTGGACCGGATGCTGAAGATCGAGAACCTAATACTTATGGATTGCCGTAATGAATGATAATGATTTAGAACGACTAGTTAATCTTCTATCGTATTTGAAAAAACACGATGATGTTGAATCAGAGCTTGGTAAAGCCCCTCCTCGTGAATATACTTCTGCTGTCACTGATCCAGTTCAGCGAAAATTACATGAAGCGGCTTCGCCCTCTCCCGATCGACCATTTTCTCCTGGAGTCATAGACGCAGCACATGCGAGAATGTCTTCGAGGTATAGTGGGGGTCCCTCCGACACTTCCTCCGACACTTCCTCTGACATTCCTGAGATTTCTGACACATCTGATCCTGACACATCTGATATAGATACTTCTACTGAAGATCCTGCTCAAAAAGAAATATGGCAACGATTGGGCCAAGTGGCAGCAGAGTATGGGATGGAGGATGAGACTCAACTTATCGAGATGATTGAGCAATACACCGCTCCAGTAGGTGATGATCCGCAAGGTATAGTTAAACCTTACAAGGACTATCATCCAACGGGTGGAGAAACTGGTAAGAGGGGTGGTAAATATGACACATTGGGGGATAAGCCAATAGAGACAGTTACAGCACCTGCTCCACTTCACACAGTAATTAGATCGGACCCAAATGAGCATATTACTAAATCTAGTGAGTCCATTCTTTTAAGTCTTTTGGATCGATTAGGAATCTAAGGATGTAATAATGAATAAGTTGACTTTAATAGCTACAATCATACCTTTGGTGATTGTAGCTATTGGTTTGATGGGATGGATTTTCACATTACGTGCGGATGTAACTGATACAGTTGCTCAAGTTGATGGAATACATGAAGAGATTTCTAGCATTTACGGAAGAATTGATGCTGCGAGCTCGAACTTTGATAGCAATCTGGATGAACGCTTTAGAGAGGCGATGGACCGAAATAATAAACTGCACGAACAGATTGTAAGGCTTGAGAGATCTTTAGCCATTGCTAACGATCAAATGCAAACGATTATGGGGGATCATATGGGGTTTGCAGACGTGTTAAAACAGCTTGGTGAATCTGGTGTTCTCCCTAGTGGGGAACGTCGGGCTTACGGAGGTTACGGAAACTAGGAAAGGGAATATAGGAAAGGAAAGGTATGATAAAGAGTAGACGGGGAATAAAAAAATCTATAAAATGTTTGTTAGGTAAGCACCAATGGCAAAAATATAGATCTAATGCATGGTTTACATGTCTTTGGTGTCTTAAAAAGGTGAAGGAAGTTTCATAGGAGAAGGTACAAATGGTTAATGACTTTTCGGGTTCTACAAGAGAAGGTAAGGATTTTGATCAAGGGGTTGAGGAGGTAGATCAAACTACTTCTTCGAAACGAGGCCGGGGCCGCCCCGCAGGTTCCTTGAATAAAACAAATGGTACAAAAGAGTTACAAGCTGAAATAGATGAACTCCGAAGTACTGTGAATTTTCTTAAAGATACGATTGAGCGGATGCAGACAAATGCTGCAGTAGCAATTATTCCGACATCAGTTTCAACGACAACAACGACAAACTCTCTTCAAGGGGAGGAGTCACAAAGATTAACAGTGCTTCAAGCTTGGGTTGAAGCGTTCCATCATTATCTAAATACCGGGCGAATCACTAACTCTGTAGATGGTACAGCAGAAGCATCTCTCGAAGAAATAATGCGGAAACTTCCTGAGAATCCATCTGTAGATGAGTATCAGTCCTTGGAAGCAAATGTAACATCAGAAAGGTATTACAGCATTCAACATGGTGGTGATGCCGCCTAATAAGGTAAGGACTCGTCGTCCACGTAAAAGGGATCAGCATGGTCCGACGAGGAATCCCCGTACTATTTCAAAATCTGCAGCATTTTGGGATAGACTGGCAAGACAGGAGCCGAATAACGCCGAAATGACGTTATTCGGCATCATGTGTTATTTGGGGATGCCATATAAATACACAGGGAACGGTCAATTTTTATTAATGGGACGTTGTCCTGATTTTGTTCATCTAACAGATCGAAAAATAATAGAGTTATATGGGGAACGATGGCATAAGCCAGAAGAGGAACAACAGAGAATAGATTTATTTGCCAGAAGTGACTACCATGTTCTAGTCGTGTGGCAACGAGAGTTAAAGCCAAAACCAGATGATCGAAAAAGACTTTATCAACGTCTTCGAGATTTTGAGAAACTAGATGATATCAATAGGGCAGTTTCCCCACATTAAATGTCCGTGTCCTAAATGCGGTGGACCAATCACTATTGATGAAGAAATCTTACCTGACAACACCTACGAATTAGTGTGTTTACAGTGTGCAAATAGAAATTTCCCGGCTGAGATGGAAATAGCGATTAATATGATTATTAAGTTAAATGGTTCTCACGGTAATTAAATGTTTGCTGAGTGGGCACCAATTGTTGGGATCGTAACAGGCAGTCTTGCGGCCGCTGGGACTATATATGGTTTTGGCTTTAAATTCTCTAAGCTGGAAACCCGTGTTAATTTGATTTGGACTGTTTTTGTTGAAGATGCACTTCGTAATCAAGTACGAGCTGGACTCTTAACCCATAGTTCTCCATATAGAAAGACTGAATATGCAGAGAGTTTGGGAGAAGTGGTTCCACCTGAAGTCGATCAGAAGATTAGTAAACGATTGCTCAAGACCGATCACGAACTGGCAACGGCTTTAATTCAAGAAATGGGATTAAATACGATAATAAATAAAAGCCACGATATGAATATCACGGTTCAAGAATTTCTGGCTTTGGGTGTTTGTACTCTTAAGAACAACGGTGTTTGACGATTCTGAAGTGGCAATGCAGGGATTTGTCCTTGATTGTGCTATTTGCCACCGAATGCTGATATATCCAATCCACCATGAAGAACATTTAAATGATTGGAACCATCATGGAAGACTTTGTTTAAAATGTATAATCCGGCTTAAATATCCTGAGGAACATTTAGAGGGATATATCATCGAATCTCAAAAGTTTGCGGAACTCTTTAATATTATTTAGATAATTCACCTAATAGTTCGTTGATTATGCTCTCCCCACGATCTCGTTGACGTTCTCCATCTAATACGGCTGCCAACACATCACGCTTATATTCCACTAGCTTTGCCATTTTGGCATCGATGCTGTTCTCTATCTGCATGTAATGAATGAAGACCCCCCGATTTTGCCCAATCCGATGTATTCGGTCCTCCATTTGTTCTTCCATGCCTGGGGTCCATTGACGTTCCACAAATAAAGCATTGCTAGCGGCTGTGAGTGTGACTCCCATTCCCATTGCCGTAGATGCCAAAAAGACCATACAATCGTCGTCTTCTTGGAATGTATCAATTGCATCTTGTCGTTTTTGAGTAGGAGTTCGTCCATCTACAGTGACATGCCCGATTTTATTCTTCGTTAGGTATGCATCCATTTTGTCCATCACATCATGGTGATGTCCAAATACAACTAGCTTTTCCCCCGAATCAACAAAACTAGTGATGATCTCCTCTGCTGCATCAGCTTTAGCCAATCCTACTAAATGTCGTAAGAAGTTTAATTTTGAAAGAAGCCACATCTGTTTGTCTTCATACTCTTTGGAGACATCAGCTTCTTCATCATCAGGGTTTAAGCTTTTTAAGCTTTGAACTAAATCTAATTCGGCTGCACGATAGTTCTGAAAATAGCTTCCAGGCATGTCGATGTAGATATTTTGACGGCTTTTCGCAGGAAGTTCTGTCAACACTTCCTCTTTTTTCCGTCTAATCATCAAGGGGTGAATCAATTGACGGAGTTCACTCACACGACTAGCTCCTTTAAAGGTGTACCCGAAGCCATTGTGATAGCCATTACAATATCGCATCCCAAATTGAAATTGGGAAGAGAATTGCTTTGGACTAATCATATTCAAAAACGTGTAGAACTCAATAGGACGATTTAGGATTGGAGTACCCGAAAGTCCAATAGTGAATGCAGCAGCCTTTCCAAGCTTTCGAGCTGCTTTCGTCCGTTTGGTAGACCGTTCCTTGAGATAGGTTATCTCATCAAATATTACAATCTGAAATTTTCGTGCTAATAGTTGTTTTTCAATCTTGGCTCTCCATATCAAATCATAGTTGATGATGACTACATCAGCATCAGAATCTATTAGATCCTTACCTTGGTTAATGATTTGAATAGAGATACCGGGAAGCCATTTTTCAACTTCTCGATACCAGTTCCTTTTAATTGTTGCCAGTGTCACTACCAAGATCGGTTTAACTTGTGGATGTAGGGAGCAAAAAGCTAAAGCTTCAATGGTCTTCCCCAACCCCGGTTGATCCCCTATTAATGCCCCTCTGGTCCCGATTCTGGCCTCTAAGAAGGCTACAGCGAGTTCTTGGTAGGCATAGAGAGGAAAGGGTGTATCTAGACGCTCACGCACATCTTCAAGAAGTTTGAGACTATCAATCTCAATTAGATCTTCTTTAGATGTAGCTGTGGATATATCCGCCAACGTTGGTCCGTCAGAAGTTAACGTGAAATAATCACTGACAGTGTCAGCAATATTTGGATAATAGGGGCGAATCATCTCGGCCGCAGTGGGGAGGAATTCCTCTGGTATATCCCACCCTTTATCATTTGGACGATACTTACGCCCTGGAATAGATTTAATTTCGTCGATTAATTCTTTATTGTAAGGAAATTGAACTAACATAGCTTACGGAACCTGAAATTTGATTTCCCAAGTAGCCGTACCTTTGACTAATCCACATTCTAGATTTGGAACTTGAGCATAGAGATATGGCAGTAACTTTTCATTGTTGAAATTAAGAATCGCCCGTACAGGCTTTATCGAGAAGGCATTGTAGAATTTCTCAACAGCCTTTTCCATATCCTCAGGGAGTAATTCCATACTAAGGGTATTGTTATAGTTGAGATACCCTTTCATACCAAAGGCAGCTATTACTTCTTGAAACCCTCGGATGGGTTCAGGAACGTGATCGGCCTTAGGTACGTTAACACTGCCCACAGGACGGCCTCTACCTCGTTTTGTAGGGGTTTCAGCCTTAGGAGTGAGCTCTTCCACCGTTTTCTTATTCTTGCTCCCTGGTGGGCGCCCTCGATTGGTGGTAGTTACTTCGACTGGTTGAGTTTTTATTTTATTCTTGGAACCTTTAGGTCGTCCTCGTGGCATATGAAGTACCTTCTTTTGAAATTTGATATTAAAAGTATAGCCGATAAATAACCTTAAGTCAAATTATTGTTCATTCCTTAAATCATCTAATTGTTGTTGAATAGCATCAAGTTCAGAAGTTCGCAAATCTACTCGACTTTGCACCTCTAGATATTCAGCAACATTTATCATATATTCGTGAACAGATTCTTGCTCAGGTTCTGGTTGGAGGATTTCTTCTAGTGGTTTCTTTAATTCTTTTTTCTTACGTTTGAAGGGTCCCATTTACGTTTGTTCCTTTGTTGGAGTGTGGTCAGTTATATCTATTGCCCATAAATCAAATATTGTGGCTACTCCGACGATACTCCCTTCCTTCTTACCTACTGCAATATCGCCATCATATTCGGGGTGGTAAATTATTTCGTATCCATTATCTATCAGAATTTGTGAGAGATCTCGTTTATCCGTCGTTTCTGCGATTTGCCAACCTCTACCTTTGTTATAGAGAAAGACATAGAGGAAACGATAATCGGAACCATTCGGAATGTTCACCATTCAGTTATATAGTAGTCTGAGACTAGCTTTACATCCTCACTGTTAGCAATGTTTTCCCATGGTCCTAATGTTTTAGTGTGAGTTCCAGGTCGATCGATCCTAGCGTTTGACCCACCAACTATACCTTTGTTCTTTTCCACTAGAACAATTTGAACCATTTCATATCGATCATCTAGGGGCATGTCTTGAACTCGATCATATTTCTTAACTTCTTCATAAAAAGTGGTAGCCCATGCTTCAGCTACAAATGCATAAGCTTTTGCATTACTCTCCCGTAATTGATGAAAAACTAGATGGGGAATCTCATCTTTAGAGCCACTTAGCCCATATATTCCAAGTTGATTATCTTCAGTGCTTATAATCAATGTGGGGAGAAGGTCCTCATTGGTTAGATGGATATTCATTGTAGCCCCTTGTTGGGCCATGTTATGAAGGTCATTAGTTGTGATAGTCATGAAGTTAACCTTTTAATTTATGTCCTAAATCTCTACAAGTTCGATTGCAATAAATATTTGAAGATCGAGAAGATCGACTTTTATAGATTGAAGTCATCACAGTTACAGGTTGATTACACTGGACGCAAAGGAAAGTTGTTTTTCCGCTTGGATGCCTACATTCTGGGCTACAGTATAACATTCGCCTTCGTGGAACTGGCTGATTACAGGTTAAACAAAGCGATTTAGGTTTACCATAAACCCTACCACTAGATCTGGTTGACAAGTTTTCCACGGAAAGGATTTGACGGATACGTTCTCGTGTGTAGCCTACGGCATCTCCAATTTCCCTTAACGTCATCTCAGGAAATGCTTTTCGATATTCAACGGCTTGTTTCCATTTAGTGTGTCTGTCTCGGTTAATTGGCTGTGAGCTCATAAAGACATCTCTGAATCATCGGCCTCTTCATCATCGCCCTCGAATTCCATTACCAATGGGGATGGCCCATCAGATTCATCAGCCTGTCGTTTGTCTATCTCATCCTTTGCTTCAATTAAATCTAACGCTTCTTGTGCCAAGTTCTGACCAACTGTATTAGCGACTCCGGGTATTACTTCTGATTCATCATAGACCGGCCCATCTGGGTCTTGAGAATTAGTACCTGGTTGTTGACTTGCGAGTATTAATTTTCCCAGTTCCTCAAATTCTTCGTCAGCTTTAACTGCATCTCGTCCCTCTTGTGCAGGATCGGTTGGATACTTATCGGTATTATCCACATTTGCTTCTTGGATGATTCCATCCCACTTTTCTTCCAACTCTTCGAGTTTTTTATCTCCTGCACCATATACAGCAGCATATTTTAGTGCCTTAGCTTTGTCATCTTCGGCCTCTGTCTTATTTACCTTAGGGGGACGGCCTGGCTTACGTTTTTCAGGGACAACATCTGACCTAGTTGGAGTGACTACCATGTCATTGCTGTCGATGAAATTAACCATTAACTGTTCACCAACTATTGCATCGAGAATAGATTCTTTGGTCCATTCATTGACCTCGGAATCATTTTCATTCTTAACCACCCAACCTGTTAATGTGACCTTATAGATTCGTTTGCTAGTCATTTATTCGACCTTCCTTAAATATTCGGATTTGGGGTTATATTTAAATCATTATCTGTTGAGAAAGGGTTTTGAAATATATTTTCCTCAATCGATGGGAATTTGGATCTTTCTATTTTTTGTAATTGAATTTCAGCCGTCATATTACTTAATTCTTCAATAGATATCCAAGTATAAATTGACCCCAAGCCCTCGCAATCTGCACACATTGAAGAAATTACCTCTTTGCTACGAAAGGTGCCCCTTCCATTGCAAGAAAAACAAGCATCTCGTAGTTGAACTTCAATCATAAATTCTCCTTAATTTTCCAGGGTTAAGGATTCGCTAATATGGGGATGTTTATCCTCGTTGCTCTATTAACCATATCCTTTGTGCCTTTGCTATCGTCTAGATTGTCATGGAAATATACCACTAGGTCAGGATGCCCCTCATCAATCATTTGTTGATTTCGAATTGAACCTGCAGCCCGATTGAATTCTTCCCATTTCGCAGGAAATTCAAGGACCTTCATCTTCATAGAGGTTGCTAGGTTTCCAGCCAAACTATCGGCCCCTTTAGCTGCTCCATGAATGATTACATCACTTGTTGGGTTTAAGGTTTGCAGATAATCCTGAATTTTTTTCCAATCTTTGTAGTGTCGATCCCCACAAATTAAGATATTCATTACGATAGCTCTCTTTTAATACCTTTGGGGCCAAGTTCAAGATTGTAGTTAAAGTCATTAGGTGTTTTACCGTGAACAACATCCCAATAAGCATGACTACTACATGAGTGACTACAATAGGTTGCCTTATATAACCCCTTTGCTATTCGACGTTGACGACTCTTAGCTTGTGGGATTGTTAGTACATAAGCTTTAGTGCAGTAGAAACATATCAATTCAATAGTTTCTTCCCTTGGAAGACATTCAGCACTACAATATTTTGGGTAAGATCCACCTCTGTATCCGCTCTCATAAGATCTCTCCCTATAAGGGACAAGTGTTCCACATTTCGGACAAGGCGGACCTTTCTTAAGATGTGATGGCAGTCTTGAATATGCTGCCTTGGTTGAACGTTGTTCCAAATTCTCACTTATAAGGATTTGGCGTACACGTTCTCTAGTTCTATCAACTGCTTGACCGATCTTGTGTAATGTCCAATCTGGATGATTAATTCGAAGGTCAATTACTGTTTGTCTTATCGTCATTTTTACTATCCTTTCTAGAGGTTTGAGTCATTGGCTGATGTGTTGAATATTCGAAAGTATTGGGTCTTTCGTTTTTAACAATAGCCCAATATACCTTACTGCGACATGAGTGGCTACAATATAAGTCCTTATTACGTTCTTTTCTAGATTTAACCTGGCTTTTGCCCAGCACAAACATCTTCTTACAATGACTACAGGTTACATCGGTGTGATAATACTTTACACGGCAAATCGGACTACAGTATTTTGGATATCTTCCACTTCTGGATTTAGAATAAAAAGTATAGGGTACAGGTGTTCCACAATGTTTGCATGGCGGACCTTTCTTCAAGTGCCTGGGTTGACGAGCATATACGGCCTTTGTAGAACGTGACTCCATCCCCTCACTTGCAAGAATTTGACGCACACGTTCCCTAGAGCACCCCACCTTGTCTCCAATCTGTTTAAGAGTCCACTCTGGGTGAGTAACACGTAACCCTATAATCATTTTACGTGAATCACTTCGCGGATATTTTTCAGTGTTGTACCTTATCTGATTAGCCATTATGTTGTTTGTCCTTCAGCCATTACCTCATCATTTAAGCAATGTTCTCCACAGCCTGTTTCTGGGCAATCTTGGTGAAGCCACACTATGAATGGAACTTCTCCCCGTTGATCCTCACAGACCTTACAGTAGATAGACCCTAACCTCATTGTGGCTATCAACTGAGTTGAACAATTCTTGCAATAGCACTCTTTACCTGCATGAAGTAGATGTCCAATGGTAAGTGTGTCTGTGTGATATTTATATGTTTCAGTATTAACTGTCATGTAGATTCCTTTATTTAAAAGTATAGGTTCTAGGATTCGCCTTAAGTTTATTGAAGCCTGCACCAGATGGATTTATCCATAATCTATATGCTTCTTTACGAGCTTGATTTCGAGAAGAACAAATCATGATGGCATAAAGAATATCCTTTGGCAATTGGCGATAAGTTACTGTCCAAGGAACATGAATCGGATAGGCTTCAACATAATCCCGGTCTTTATGAGTGTAATGAAATATAAGAAATGGTTTGTTCATGATATTTGTCCAATAAGTCTATAGCTAAGATATCTCCAAGTCAAATGCTGAGTGAAAGTTGGACCTCCTCAAATTGGTTTGTCGGGATATTCCACCATAAATCATTCTCAGCTAGACATTCTTTAAAGGTTTTTCCCTTATAAGAATCAGATGTTATGCCCCGGTCCGGATCATTATAGAGCCGTAGATAAAGTGGGAATTGAGGATAAGGGTTGTTACCCGGTATCCACTTTCCTTCATAAATTTTCTTCTGGGCATACCAGATGTTTGGGTATTGAATCTGAATATCCTTATCATCCCATAAATCAACTCGTAGGTTTATAAAGGATTCATTAGAGCGCCCTTCTCGTCGATCATGACGTAAATCAGTTGCAGGACTGTCGATATGTTCATCTATGAAATCTCGAATCTCAAGATCGGAATAGCCAAGTTTCACATATTTTTGAACATTGAATCCTGCTGGAACTCTTGGAGTTACGAGTGGTGCAAACTGCTTATAAACCTCTTGGGCTGCTTTGAGTTGTGCATCTTGTGCAGAATCAGCGGTTATAGATCTATGTAAGAAGAACGAATCAGTAGTGGGAAATGTTTCCTTAGGAAATGTTTCCTTATCAAATGTCAGTCCTACGACATATTCATAAGACTTATTAGGCCAATAGGTAGTTCCCTCAATACGGAATCCCAATTCGACTGCTCGTTCACTTAAGACTTCATTACTATCTAAGGTTATTAATTGCATTGTTGACTATCTCCATTACTTCAGATTTATTGATATGGTCTTCACAATGATCTGGCTTCCAACCTTTAGCTTTTCCAATGGCTTCTTGGGCCTTGCTAATGATAGGTCTGAGGGCTGTAGGTTTTGTGTGGGTGTGGTCAGTAAAGTAGTGAACTAACTCCTCTAAAGATTCCAACAAGTCTGGAGCCGCAGAGGCTAATTTCACATTAGCTGCTCGTTCCTGTACTAATTTATCTGCTGGAGTGGTTAGAATAACCTTGTTTAGTTCTCCCCCTGTCACCTTGCAGTTAAGCCCCACCCATTTACCTGGGGTACGATGTTGAATAATTTCCATTTACCTTTTCTCCTCGTATTTATTAACCATGTCGGACCAGACCTTCCTGTTGAATATATGAGTTGTGGATTCAATGGTGCATTTATGGAACATCTCTTCAGTCATTAACTCTGTAGAGATCGGTCGATCGGGTATACGTTCCCCAAACCCATCTTCATCAAGAATCATCATTCCATATAGACCAGCCCATTGAACCCCGGTTTTATGTTCTTCTGGCATTAGATAATTCCAACCAACAGACAAATGAACGTGGTCCATACACCAGCCATGATCATAAAGTTTGTGACCATCATCCAAGGATTAAAAATCTTGCTCATAGTGTTAATCTCCTTACTAACCTACAGTCTTCATCTCTACCGTGGTACATGGCTTCACCATCACCCACTTCTGTGGCCTCGATTATGAAGGCTCCACATGCTCCACACCTGTCACCATGATGGATGCATTCTTCACTATCTAAAGCCACACCATGCTCATCATACGTACCGCAACTACAGTCAAATAATTCTTCCCCCACATCAAGCTGGAGCAGTCCAGCCTGATAGCCAATCTCTCGACCAAATGCGCTTTTGAATGCAGTAATATTTTCTAATGGACCTGACAAATCACTACCGGATAGACTCCAAACATCATATGGCAGTTCTGCCGGGTTTTCATTAGGGTAGTGATACATCACACCCTCTTTGAGATAGGTGATTAAATCCTCTAGCATGTTGCGTGGAATAACCCAATCGGCAGCTAATACTCCTGCTAAGGATTCGTCCACCCCTAGAGTTACTAGATTGTCTTTATCAGATCTGAATTGAAGCTCTTCAAATAGAGCCTCACAAATGGCTATCTTATCGGATGGTTGAACTAACATTTATACTTCCTCTTTGTATTCGGCACATGCCCTAGCAAGACTTCTAAGGGATGCCTTACTAATGTAAATACTCGCTTTTTCTTCGCGTTTAGGATTCAAACCTACTTCAGCTTTAGAAATAATAAGCCTTACCATCCCCCTTTGTGTCTCCCATTCTGCTTGCAATCTAAGTAAAGGGTCGGTACTCATAACATTCATTGAAACGATTTCATTACTCATCTTTAACCACCTTCTTTGCGTTTAAAATTCCTTTTCCAATCTGTTCGATGATTCCTACCACCAAGGCATTGCCCATCAAAAAGGCTCTTTGCCCATCGGTGATTTTCTTGTCAGGACATCCTTTAAGACTGGTCCACTCATCGGGGAATCCATTAAGACGTTCCAACTCAACAGGAGTTAATCGACGGTAACGACCATCTTCTGTTTGAATGACATGCTTGAACCGGGATGGGGATGTTCCACCCTCACCTGTCACTATCGTGCGAGAGGGCCGATTTAAAGCGTCTGGGAAGGTTACAGCCCCCTCAGAGTACTGCCAAGTGGTTCCTGTCTCCTTATGGACTCTCTGCTCTTTCTTAGACCCTTTGAGGTACTCCCATCGGCCTAGTTTCTCTTCTGGGATGTAAAAGTCCTCTGGTATGACCTTTTTGTCTTGAAGAATCATTTCAAGAGTCTTTTGTGGGCCTTTATAGACTGGTTCAATCTTCACAGTCCAAACATTCCCACCATAGGCTATGCCAGCATCTTTAAAGGGGGAGGTCTTAGACTCTTTATGGACTTTATCCCATTCAGTGGATACCGCATGAAGATAGTTAGAAATGTCCTCGATTACTCCATTGCTATTTGTCTCCCATTGTCTGGTACAGAACCAGTTGGAGGGAGTCCTTTCTGGTAGGAGTTTAAAGGCACTGGAGTTCCCCTTTGAATAGTAGGGGAATTCTTTTCTAAGAATGTTTTGATCAGCACGGGAATTATCATTAGGTCTTTTATAGGCCAATATGAATACACGCTTACGGCTCTGAGGATATCCATAATCCCCTGCATTGATTACCTGCCACTCCACCACGTAGTTCAAGGCATTGAAACACGCTAGGATGGTGGCAAAGTCTCTCCCACGGTTATTAGTGGGAGTAGAGAGTAATCGACTTACATTCTCTAGTAGAACGTAAGTGGGCTTCTTTTCTTGCAGGATTCGGAAAATTTCCCACCACAGGACACCCTTCTTGCCTTGGATCCCCGCAGATTGATTAAGCGGTTTTGCTACGGAGTAATCCTGGCAGGGGAATCCACCAACTAGCAAATCATGATCGGGTAGGCGAGAGGCATTAACATTACATATGTCTTCATTTACAAACCCATCATCACCGAATCGATGGCGATAGACCTCTGCTGCCCATTGCTTTGTTTTATTGGGTTCCCACTGGTTGCTCCAAGTGACATCCCATCCGGCCTTTTCTAGACCTAATCGGAATCCACCTACTCCAGCGAAGAGCTCGATACATTTGGGTTGAATTGTGTGTTGCATGTACAGGTTCCTTTATTTAATATATTTAAATGATAGTAGATTTACGTCGCCAAGTCAATAGTCTAAATTGCGTCCACCATCCACCATCTCTGCGTCGGACAGATGCAATACAGTCTTTGTTAGAGTCTTGAGGGCATTCTGCAAAGAGCGTCCTATCTCATAGCCCAAGTTAACTGGAACAGCATTTCCAATCTGCTTGTAAACACTAGACATGGAACCCTCAAATTCCCATTCATCAGGAAAGGTTTGGATTCGGGCATACTCACGTACAGTAAGTGGTCGAGTTTCATCAGGGTGACAACGTTCTGTTTGCGTCTGAGCTGGAGAGCATGTCAGCGTTAGGCTTGGTTCATCCCAAGCTAATCGACGGGCATAGCCAGTCCTGCCACCGCCACCATAAAGGCTATTCTTCATGTATTCCACTTGGATATCTTCAGGTAGGCTTTTCCAGTTCTTACCGGGTTCAACCATATCCATGATTTCAGATTTTCTCTGAGAATAGGTTGGGTTGGTAGATTCGGGGACATCAGTGTCATATAGTTTTCCAGCCATTAAAGCATCACGTAGGGTGAACATCTCATCAAGAGGCTTTGGGTATGTGAAAAACGTTTGTTCAACAAGATCCTTACGTATTCCAACTAAGACCAGACGTTCTCGCCTTTGAGGTACACCATGTTGCACCGCCTTTAAGACAGTTGGCTTAACCAATGTGTATCCAAGGTCGTCAATGACGTTAGTTATGGTTTCCAATGTCTTGCCACCATCATGGGACAGTAGACCTATGACGTTCTCTGCCACTATGAACTTAGGATTGACCTCTTTGACGGCTCTGGCGAATTCATAGAACATTGTCCCTCGAATATCATCAAAGCCTAATCGTTTTCCAGCCATAGAAAAGGCTTGGCATGGGAATCCACCGGCTAGTACATCGACCTTGTCACGATACTCAGTGAAATCTATGGTGGATACATCACCCTCTACGACATTCCAATCAGGACGATTCTTACGTAGGGTGGCACATGCGTCTTTGTTGAATTCATTCAACAGGCAGGATTTAAACCCGGCTTTTTCAAGACCTAAGGCGAGTCCACCTGCACCTGCGAAAAGTTCTAAAACGGAGTAGTGTTGCATTATTTTGTCTCCTCGACCTCAGTTGCTGTTTCATATTGTTTGGTGATATCCCAATTGCCGATGCCATTGGTTAGAGAGGACCACCCCCTCTCTCTAGCGATTCTCTCCGCATCTTCGGGAGAGTCAGCAAATATGTTGACCACTTCAACGATGGTCATTTCAAGTTCTACGTTATATTCAGGCATTAAATTTTATCGGCTCCAAACAAGTCTCGAATTTCAGTTAGGGTCTGTGCTACCGCCAATAGGGGTGTTGGGTATGGAAATGAAGCGGATGAGCGAACCGTATGGGGAGCAGGGTGAGCTCGATAAGCACCCACAAGATCTTCAGCATTGGTATCAAAGCCCTCAACTAAGAGGGCATTGATATCGATGTAGGCTAGTTTAAGTAGATTCGCTTCTGGTGACATTAGACGCTCACCTTGAATCCATCAACGTGACGATTGTATGCACGTACTACTCCTGCATGTGGAGCGATGAATGTCTTACCATTGGCACTCTTTATCTGCATGTCATTCTTGCGTCTATTGGGAAGAAAGCCAGTGACCGTAAAGATTTTGCCACTAAAGTTGAATGTAGAACCCAACATTTCCAGGGGCAAGTCATACAGGTTTGCGTATTTCTTGTAGTCTGCTTCGGCCTCAGTGTCACCATTGACCGCACTGAATAGTTGTAGCTTCACATCGAGTTTGGCAGAGTCGTATCCAGCAGTACTTTTCGTAATTTTAATGTCGGGGTAGTTCGCATCTAGAAATTCTTGAACCACGGCTACGATGCTGGTTCGGACTTCTTTTGCTATGTCTTTAGTAAATTCCATGTTAGTAATAATGTTCCTCATTTTTTGAATTTTGATCGAGATCCTCAGACAGAACCCAAGTCCGAAAATCTTTGCCAGTGAGTCCAGTGATATCTTTGAGAAAGTTATCTAAACTTTCAAAGAGTTCTTCAGAAGCTGGATTAATGAGTTCACCAAACCCATCTGTTTCCATATCAGGTTCAGCTCCCATTTGCCCGTAGCACTCTTTCAGTAGTTTGACTGCATTGGCTAGGACAGAAGTGTTGCTAGTAGTCGCCATTCGGTGGACCTCCGTGTTTTTTGATTACTAAGTAACTTTACCACCTACTAAGGTCTAAGTCAAGTACTTTAGCAGACCAATTTGAAAATTGGATGAAATTGGATTTAAAGGGGGCGGATGCCATCCTAGAAAGGATACTAGTGACACCCATTATCAACCTTGTATGCCCAGCCACTATCGTATGCGTAAGGGGGAAACATGCATACCCCTAGAACGCCCCGCAGATACTTAAAATGTACCCTTTAAGGGTAGTGGCGATAGGATGTCCCTAAAATCCTCCCTAGAAGGAATTTAGGACTCACCGAGTCTATCACGGTTGGGAGGTTGAACCCCGGTTCTACGTCTACAGTGTAGGGGGAGTATCTCCGTCCAAATCGGATTCAGATTGGACTAGTTTCTCGTAATTTCCAGTGAAGTGAGTAACCAGTTTATCTAGATTCTGAGCGTACTCTTGAAGAGTTTGGATTCGCTCTTGGTATCCTTTTTCTCGTTCTTCTGCTTCGACCTTCCATTCCTTTAAAGCGATGTATTGCTCAAGAAGTTGGGATCCGGCGGTGAGGCCATTTTGCATCTGGCTGAGAATGTCGGGTTGGTTACCTGTTAGGTAGTTCTGCCCCTGAATAGATTCTACACTGGTAGGGATAGAAAAGGTAGGCTCTATCGGTTCGAGTGTAGCGTATTGGACCATCACATTCCAGTCATAGACGATTGCTGCCCGGTTCATTCTAATTCGCTGATGCAGGTCTTCTATCTCTTTACTACGTCTTCCCCATCTTGGGATGTCATTGATACTGTTCTTGCTTAGAACCTGCTTAATCGTGTCCTCAGAGCGTCCGTAGAGGATAGCTAGTTCATGCACAGTCTTCCCATTGGGGTTTTGGCGGTAGATGGTTAGATAGAAGTGTTCTTCATCTATTGTCAGTGGATGTATATCGTCAAAGTGAGCTTTGTTCTGAACGGCGTTATCTAGATACATCTCCATTGCCGTAAGTGGGTCAGTGAAACATCCACGATAATATCTACATGTGTGAGGAAATGGGTCTGCACTTTCCTTGTGATGGGAATCAATGTCTATCCCACTTCCGTATTTATTTGTTTGGACCTCTTGACCTGACATTGCTTTTTCATGCTCCCTATTTAACCTATCTTGTTGATGGACTCCCGGCCTTCGTTTACCAAGCTTGATTTTGTCTTGTTCATCCATCTCTAAGATAAGATGATTTTGATTTGGACTTTGCATTCCTACCACCCCTTTTTAATTTAAAGTTTTATTCTCAATGGTTTCGTTTAAATCTTTATGCATTTTTCTCACTGTGTCCAATATGTCTGTAATAGCATTCATTGGACATTCACTCTTATGTTCTCTAGAGTTTTCTTGTCTCCAATTAGGGATCCCGTCACCACAGAAACGACACAGTATATGTCCCTCTAGTATATCGACGGTAAGACAATTAAAGAGAACTTCTTTGTTTGCTTCCAATGATTTTCGAGTTAATTCAGCCCATGTCTTTAAAAATTCCAAAACCTCAGAACCAATGTATTTATTTAATTGTTCTTTGATTTCTGATGGAATATCAAATCCTTTTGTATTATCATTCATTATTATTTTTTAAATCTCCTAGTTATTTATTCCTCCTTTTCTAATATTAAATCAACCACGCGTACCGGGACTCTGATCATCTAATGGCATCGGTGGTAATGTGGGTAGTGGTTTGTCTGGTACGGCATACAAAAAATCAATTTCATCTGGTTCGATGCTTAATTCTTTCAAGATTTCATTCTGAAGGTTCATAGGGATTTGATTTCTTGAATCATCCTTCCATTCAACAAATTTTTGGCGCACCCCTTCGAGTGCTTTATCGTTTTCTATCGGTAATGTTAATAACATCATATCGTTTAACTCCCCAAAGTGTTTTATCCGATATAGTTCAGCCTCTTTAATCTCTATCAATCTATCGTAATACTTACTATCTTCCGGGGGGTTCCAATTAGTTATACCATCTTTATAAAGGTTAAGACTTAGACCTATCATCCTAGAGAGTACATAGGAGACATGATATCTACTGGTATCAGAAACCATATAATCATTCAGTTCATAAATCTCATTCGTACCCATCAGGATCAGGATATATAGATTGCCGGTCTGATTGAATTGGGTCAAGGATTCCATAACCATGACCCGTTCATCAAGAACAGGTTGGACCACCGGAGTAGGTATAGGAATCTCTGGCGGGGTATCAGTACAACCTATTATACCAATACCAATCATAAGGATAATAACCATAAGGATATGATTCATAACCATACACTCAGAACCATAAGTAACCATAACCACAAAGGTCTTATAGGTAAGGCATACTTACAGTAGTAGGCTTGAATCCTTCTATCACCCACCCATCCACACTACCTTATTCAATCCTATAGTCTTGATAGCCCCAAGTCAATAACTATTTACCTTCTTGTACTTCGTCTTTATATCGATTTATTGATAAATACATCTGGAGATACCTAGAATACACCATCTAGTTTATTGCCCCTTTTATAATTTATAGTCAAGGCCACGAGAACCCACCGGCTCATGCTCATACGGCCCCAACAGCCAGAGGCCAAAATCGAGGCCATCGGCTCAAGCGAGGGCTTGGGTCCGAATGCCCCGGTTTTGCGGCCTTGGGCGCCCCGACGACCACCCGCACGACCCGCAACTACCCGCAGGGCCGCAAGGGAAAGATGATCGAGGACCACAAAAAAAGACCCGGCACCGGGAAACCGGGTGTCGAGTCTTTTTATTAGGATATGTATATATAGGTTAGCCATTAGCACATGGGGAACATACAGGTTCCGTTGAGCGTATGAGGTCAGTAGCAGCCCAATCAGGCATTACCCCACCGCAACACTTGCATTCCTTACTATGTCCCCAAGTTCCCATATAGCCTAGAGTTATACTCTTCCGGGCATATTGGTTACCCCTCTCGATGGGGTCCTTGCATAGGTAGCAAGTATAAGGTTTCATTGCTCTCTTGGTTTTCATGTTGTTCTCCTATAGATTTGGGTATTGTATGGGGGTTGCTTTGAAGTTGTCCTTGTTCCCCTGCCATATAGCGATGGCAAACCCACGGGGTGTGGCAGACCGTATGTTCTTGGTCTTAAGGGATTTCCCACCTAGTTTCAGGTGCTGTGGGGAATACTTATAGTCAGTGGGTAGTTCCACAGGTAGTTTCTCTGGCATATGGAAGTCTACATTATGAGCATTACGCACCCATAAGCATGTCTTCTTGGTATAAGCATCACGAGTAGGGATGAGGTCATAAGGGGATGTCTCATCCTCGATAGGGATATAACCACCATATTCATAAGGGTGGAATATGTAGTCTGGCTTTCGCCATTCAGAACTTATAACTGATACAGGGTTCTCTATCATGCAGGGAATATCATAACCATAAGCAATATTACCGGCAAAATAAACCATATCCATAGCCTTTTGTCGGTATAAGGGGTCAACCATAAGCTTCTTAGCGAAGTGAGATGCGCCAGAGACAGCTAGGTCAGTACAGGGTGGGAAGCTAAATAGCATCTCCACCTTATAGTCCTGGACTAGTCGTCCTATGATGAGGTTCCAGTCCTGATAGTCCCCAGAGACTTTGACAGGGTTCCTCCCTGCTTCCAGTTGGTCGGGGATGGATACGTCAGGATGCTGGATATCAAAGATGAAGCATTGGTATCCGTCCTGTACCCAAGGTTCTACCATTGCTCCTGTTAGATCGAATAAAGATAATACAGCTTTCATAGAGTTCTCCGCCGTTTCGGTTTGGTCACTATCTAATTATACACCCGCAGATATTCCAAGTCAAGACCCAATCTGACGACGATCAGCGGCACGAGCTCCCTGGGACCTTAAGGAAAAGATGATCTGCCGCTCTTCGCAGGTCCCAATAAAAAACTCCGGGGTCAAGGCCAACCCCGGAGTTTATTTTTGTGGAAGTTACAGTGGAGATGTAACTTCAACAATGATTATAGCATAGTATCGTCAGTTGTCATTTTATTTAATATGCGATTCCGTTCATAAGCTAGATGGTATTCGCAAAGGGTACGTTGATATTCAATAGGTTTACTGCATCGCACACATAAACCATTAAAAGGCCGCTGTGTGCGCTTTTGTCGGTTCTTGATGGATTGCATATAGTGTTGTTCACATAAAGCATAAACATGTCCAGTACCGGGATTGATATATTTATTCCGGGGACACCATGAGCATGTACCAATGGCCTTATATTTTATTCGTGTTGTATTTGGCATATGTCCAACCCTTCCCATCATCATCTAGAAATACATAATCGCTATCATATATCGGAGTCTCGGAATCCGTGTAAATGAAAGAATCATGCTTATAAGGATTATAGGATATTTGTGTCCAGTGTTGGTATTGTAGGTTGTGAAACTCATTTAGTTCTTTGACTAGGGCTGCAGTTCCCCGTATAAATGCATGTACATTTTTACGTTGATCCTTTAATACCTTTGCACGTCCTGCTGGACGGACTACTAGTTTTGCATCCTTTATACAGATGTAGGGGACGTGGTCCACCACTCTCCCGGTTTTGGTGTCACGGACAGACCAACAGTTTTTATGTAAGTTTCGATAGACTTCGACTTTCATGGTTTAGATCACTTCTTTTAATAGGGCAGTTTTATTCACTTCGGCCTTGAAGCACCACTTGCACTTCTCACAAGTGGTTTTGGTTATGCCATTCTCAGTCGGGCAGACTAGGTTACCATTGACCCGTTTGACCACAGCAAATCGATTGTCACGAAACACAACGTGGGTATCCGGTTGCACTAGATGGGAATCATTATCATCAACCATCATAAAGGCAGTTCGATATCCATCCCATAAGGTGGGGTCAGGATATCCCGTATCACGGTCACAGGACAGCAATAGAGTCATGTTCGGGAGATTGGCTAGTTCTTGGAGGCATTCCACCATATCGGGCATACGCCATGACCGAGTATAAGCAAAGAATTGAACATTAGGATTCTCAGTCATAAGCTTAATCCAAGCATAAGCATACGCGGGGGCAAAAAAGTCACCTGCGACGTGAAGGCGGAATACATCCCCATCGTGAATCTTAGTGGGCAATTCGAAGCTATCACCGTTCTCCAATGCTTCGAGAACACCGATGTAGGTATTCTGATGGGATGTGAGGACAGTGGGCCGACGTTTGTATATCTTTAATACGTAACACTTCCCATCTGGGCCTGCACAGGCGGCAGACATTCCACCACATGTTTCGACTGCTGGAATGGACATATTCCAGATGTTGCCAAGCTTCATATTTTTAGGTTGGACTTTAAGTTGCATCTCATTGCTCCTCAGTTGGTATACATCTAATGATACGCTCATTGTAAGGAAAAGATGGATCCGCGGCATAAAAAAACCAGGGACCTCAATCCCTGGTTTTGCTTACACCAAAAGTTATTTTGTTTGTTCCCCACCTCTTTATGAAAGTGGGTACTTTTCGACATTGAACACAAAGGCTCGTAGTCAGAAATGTTTTGGCCTTCGGATGTATTCCAAAGTTAGTACGACAGATAGCACATTCATCACGCTTCCACATGAGTATCCTCCTCACAAATACATTCACTTTGTAACAAGTCGCCATTACATTCTTCACAGTAACTACAGTCTAGACATATCCATTCACCGGGAACAGCACCAGTGAATGCACCATCAGGCATCAAGTCCGTCCATTCATAACCTTCTGGCTCATCCCACTCAAAGTCCTCTTTGCATTTACAGCAATCAATTACTTGTTTATTCATCATTATCTTCATACCCCATTGATTCTATTTCTTCTGCCGTTGCCTGACGTATAAGGTCAACATCAATATGAGTTCCAACCAAATAATCAGGCCAATTTCGTCCATCAGATAATAAGATGTGGTCTAAGAATCCATATGCATCCATATCAGCTTCTAAGGTAAATGTAACTGTTACATCTTTAACATCCATTACTTACACCGTACTCCATACTATATTTCGTTCCATATCCATATATGTCACATCATGTCCATCGTGTGCTAATAGCCCATCTTCCGTAATGTACGCATCCCCTTCCTCATTTTCTGAGGCAGTAGTTAT